GTGAACTTGGTAGGTTTCAGTCCCAAGCCACCCTCTCTCTTCTTAGTAAACAAGAGTTGCTGTTTATGTTTAGGGCTATCGGGGTTAAATCCAGGAGGGGCGTAATCCATCATATTCAAAAGCAGGTTATTTAAGTCTTTGTCTAACTCTACCCCTAGCTTTTTCATGGATCTATGGTCAACAGGAATGCCTGTGTCTTCCATTTCCATAAGAACACGTATAACTTCCATGTCTTGACGAAGACAGGACAGTAACTCTTCCTTGTTTTGTATCTTCTGCCAAAGGATGTTGTACAGATGCCATGTCCATTTAGCATCAAGATGAACATACTTTGTTGCTTTTGAAAAAGGAACTTGGGTGATTATTGCACCAAGTTTGCCGTCTTGGTGATATGGGTTAAACCCACCAAAGTTATGAGCTATTAGCTTATCAAGACTATATTCAGATAAGTTCTCATTTAGAATGTGTTGAGCAATCATTGTGTCAATAAACGGACCATCAGGCAAAGCGCCATTAAAGTACTTGCGAATAGATCTTGCATCAAATTTGACGTTATGTCCAATCTTTACAAGATCACCAAAGAATATAGGTTCAAGTTCCTTAAAAACCTCAGTTCGAGAGAGCTGTTCCGGAGCAGGAGAAAACACTGCTGGGATATAATACCTACCCTTAGCCATTGACTCCTTACCATTAGCTAGGAATTTGCGATAACCACTTGGTGGAATAGTAGATCCGTCACCACGCTCTTCGGGAATAATAATCTCACCGTTAGGGTGTCCCATTGGGATTGCCCATGAGTGCCCCTCTGTAGCAAGTCCCAGCCAAAATACTTCATTACGCATGGGGTCTAACGCAAGAGTGCTTGCCCATTTGTTTACAAGTATCTCTTTGGATCGGGCAATAACATCTTCAGAGGTTGTTTTAATGGTTGTAGCGTGTACTTCCCACTCTTTGTCAATCCAAGCCATAACATCAGAGTGACGCTCTACAGTACCTCGGGTTTCAACGTCAAATGCAAACGCCCCTACCTCAGTAATTATAGCTACAATTTCCTTTAGCTCTTCAATTGTAGATACAACATGGGGGGCCGTTAAGCCCCCCATGAAGTTAGTTAACTGGTCCATATCAGTCTGACAAATCTTCTAGTGCAATCTGAGTAAGGTCCTTGCGGGTTGGGATTTGAATAATTTCAGATGTGTAGGCATCACTTCGGAAAACCTTAAAGTCATCTTCGGTAAGACCATCAATGTTCCATTCCTCAAGGTCACGCTCTTTAACCAATTGATGGTTGGTAGCTGAGGTGGCACCCTTGCCTGAACGGCTAACTGCCCAAAAATGCTTGGACAATGGGCCTTGGCGTGGGTCAATGTGGAAGTTTTTCAGTTGGTCAATAACTCTTGGACCAACTTCATAAGACTTATGCATTGGCTCAGAATCTGAAGACAGCAACACTACGTTAAACGCAAAACGTGTTGATGGTCGGCTACCTGCGTCACAAAGAGGACAACCCTTGGGGTCTAGGTCAGCAATGCAAGTAAAGGACTTTTGCCCCGTGCGCTCTACCCAGTGTTGGCGGTAAGTAGCGTATGGTTCATCTTCAAGAAACTTGATGATTGTTGTATCTTCTGAAATACGCAGTCTCTGTGCATATGGGGAATCTGCCGATTTGGCTTGCTCTACAGCACCCCATCCACCACGTATTACTTTCGTAGCCACAACGGGCTTGTCTTCGTCATCATCGGTTTTGCGGCTTGCACGTGTTGGCTTTACCGCTTCTTCCATGATTTCTGTTTCGTCGTCATCGTCATATCTGCTCATGATTTTTTCCTTTGTTTGTTTGGTTAGTTGGGCCATTTTTGTTTTATGTATTTTCTAAATCCATCCCAGTTGGCCTTTGCTGGGTTGGAAATTTGAAACTGATCAACAGCGTCAATCAGAAACTCTACCTGTTCCAAACTGTAAAGTCTACGACCTTTTAAAGTTTTTCCAGGAATTTGTTGGCCACGGGGTGTGGGGGTTCTAAAGGTAGCTTTTGGTATCCACCCCTGTTGCTCCCACATCCTAATGGTCACTGGTTTTCTACTTAATGCTTTGGCTAGTTCTCCAACTGAAAAGAACGTTCGTTCTTCTCCTGACATATGAAAAACTTTACCTCTTGCCCCATTAAGTCTATCTTCTAATCTTGAGTCTTTTTTCTTAGTATTTTCCCTATTTTTAGGTGGGGTTTTACCAGGATAGTCAGGTAAAGAATTAAAGAAGTCCAACGGGTCTTTGGGCATCATTCGTCTCCGTAGCTCTTGCCTTCCATAACTTTAAATGCCCAAGATTCTTTTTTGACGTATAGCTCATCAAGTTCGGTCTTTAATTCTGGGTTAGCCCATACTTTGCCTAAAAGCTTATCTTCGCTAAGCACTCTTATCTCTTCCGAGACATCTTCCCACATGTTTTTATCTTTGGCCCATTGTTCAGCAATCCGGTTATCAAGGTTAATTGATACGCGACGTTCTCTCTTTAACTGATGGTCACCAGCGGGAAGCCACTTATGACCCTTGTCATCAACATCTCCAAAAGAGTCAACTTGATTACTCAATTCTTTTTTAATTTCATCTAGACGGCTTTGGTACTTTTCAATAAGATTTTTCATATTTACATATTCAGTAACTATCCGTCCTAAATCATTTTCATCGATTTTTGGGCTATTGGACATGTTTCTCCTTATACGTGTGAATCACGCAGGAATTGCGTGAGACTTCCTAGTGTTATGTCAAACCCACCACGTATGTCGTGGTGCTTTCCATCAACAAATGCTTCATTGATTGAACGTTTTTGTTGAAGCATTTCATATTGGCGTTCTTCAATACTACCCTGCATAACAAAAGTTGCAATGGTAACGTGAGGAAATTCTGAAGAAAGTCTAATAATTCTTGCTTCGCGTTGTTCTAGCTTACCGCTACTCCACGGTAGGTCATAGGAAATTAAATAGTTAGCCATTGGCAAGTCAACACCATACCCACCAGCATCTGAAGATAAGAATAAACGTGTATCAGGATCTGTTCCAAACTGTTGTTTAGAATTGTCACGATCCTGTGCTGACATCCCGCCCATAAATAACACGCTCTTTGTTACTTTGGCAGTGGCTTCTTTAATCAGTCTAAGGTTTTCTTTAAAGAAAGAAAATAAAACCACTTTGTTTTTGGGATCAGCAGTTAACACTTCCTCAATGTACTCAACTACAGCAGTAAGCTTTGGGGTAGCTATTGTTTTAGTTAAGTGGCCTCTTGAGACTATATCAAAAGCATAAGCACTGCCTTCGTTAGGACGTTTTGGATCTGCGTAGATTGAAGCAGACCTAGATACCAGGTGTGGGTTATCACAAAGCATACGAAGAACTGTAAGTCTGGACATAATCTGTCCTTGAGCTTCGTTTGAGGCGGGATCATTGTAGTGTTTCCACAAGTTAAAAGAACCACCGTGTTTTGACATAGCTTGCTGTAGTTGGTGTAATAAGTCAGTTGCAATAGATTTGTAAAGGATTGCACCATGTGTATCAAATGGAACAGGGATTAACTGATGAATAATCTCAGGGAGCTGATCTGCAATATCTTCTCTAGTTTTTCTAATCATGCAGCTTTCCATTGAAGTGTGCAAGTTGTTTAAGTTTCTGTAACGCACTGGTTTACCATAGTAATCCCGTACAATAAAAGTCCTATCAAAGGCATCAAATGGGCCCAATACCGTGGGGTCAACAAATTCCATAATGGAGAATAACTCCTCTGGACGGTTTTCGATTGGTTGGCCAGTTAAAGCGTACCTATACACCATAGGTTTAGATATTCTTTTTACCATCTTAGAACGTTTACTTGATCGAGACTTAAGCATAGTTGCTTCATCTACAACTACTGCTTGACATGGTATGCGTTTAAAAAACTCTAAGTCTCTAATTAAGCACTCTGTATTGATAATAATGTAGTGAGCCGAGATAGATGCTTTCCATAGTTTTTCCCTAGTTTTAGCAGGTCCATCAATAACAGATACTCTGGAACTTGTGAATCTTTGAATTTCACGTTTCCATTGGTACTTAAGAGACGCCGGAACAATAATTAAACAACGATCAATGTCCCCAGTAGCTATCAGTTCTTCTATACAGGCAATAGTTGTAACAGTTTTACCTGCTCCCATGACAAGCCCAAGTAGTACTTGACCACGGTCAAGCATCTTTTCAACTGATTCTTCTTGATAGGGGTAAAGTGAACCTGTAAACATCTAAGCAATCCATGGGGGCATAATCTTGGCAGTTTCTAATCCTACCTCAATTTCAGCGTCCGTCATATCTCCTATATCTTTAGCATCCGTATTTTTGTAGTTCCACCAGTACAGCCCTTTTCTGGGTGTTCCAAGTGCGTGATAAAGCTTCTTACTAGATTCTATACCAGCTTTGTCGTTATCCATTGCTACTATAACTTTATCAGCTAAATGCAGTATAAGGTCTATTTGCTCTTGTGACACGTATGCGCCAAAAGTTCCTAATGCTTGCGCCTTATCTGTTACCTGAGCAAACCTTATTACATCTAAGGGTGATTCCACAATTACTGCTGTCGAGCTACGAAATCGTTCAACTCCAAACAAAGTCTTAGACTTCTTTACCCCTGTTGGGAAGTTTAGTACACTACCTAATCTTTTTTCTTGCCAACCATCTAGGCGGCCAGTAGCAGACATAATCGGTATTGCCCACGATTTGTGTTTAGGATTCCAACGTACACCATGTCGATGCGTAACTTCCGGATCTAAATTACGGGAAAGACATAGCCGTTCTGGAACTCTGTCAAATCCAAAGAAAGCATCTCTATCTACATACACATCTTCTTGTGGGGCTTTACCTTCAATTAACGCTTTGTAACTAGCGTCAACAATCATCTTCTGTATTTCAATCCCAGAGTTTCCTCCTGAGAGTTCATAGAGTAAGGATGATAGTGAGCCACGTGCTCCACATGAAAAACAAATCCACAAGCCAGTTGTAGCATTCATGCTCCACGATGGAGAGTTATCTTCTCTGCCAACTGTTCTTATGTGCACTGGGCATTTACCAGTTATTTCTTTGTCACCAACTCGCTTAACCTCAACTCCTAGGGACTCCAGGACTTGGGCAAGATTAGTCGAATGAGGGGTTGATGTGGTCGTCATAATCTGATACCTCCTCAAACTCCATGGTAGTCCAGTCCCACTTAACGTGTACTTCACCAGTAGGTGCTGTTCGGGCTAGGACAACTCTAATAATGGCTTGATCTTCCATATCGGGATTTCTCTCAACACCAAGAATCAAGTCTGCGTCTTGTGCAAATGAAGAGGTATAGCCAATTGCGTCTGCAGTAACCGCACGAGTTTTCTTGTTACCTAGCTTCCAAGACAACACTTGGGTTGTTGCAACTACTGGGATGTCAAAACGCTGAGCGAGTCTTTTCAAAGATCTTGTGATGTTGGTCAATGCTTGTGGGCTTCCCTTTGCTTCTCCCTCTTCGTCGTCCATCAAATACACACCATCTACGAATAGAACGTCAGGTGAATACTCTTGTACTTTTCCAGCAAGGGCAGTAACAGTTGTAAGAGAAGAAGTATCTTCGCTGAATACAAACGGCTGCATGTTTTTTCGGATACTCAAAGCTTTGCGAATCTTTTTCATGTCATCGTTGTTGAGGTCACCAGACAAAATACGTGTGTATGGAACTTTTGCAATTAAAGAGTCATACCGTGCTTCTTGCTCTTCAATGCTCATTTCAAAAGAAACAAACAAAGGACGCTTTCCGTGAATGTGTGCAGAGTTAGCAAGAATCAAAGCAAATAAAGATTTACCACGCTTTGGTTCACCCGCAAACACAATAAATTGCTGTGGGCGTAGCCCATGTGTGATTTTATCAAGACCATGAAAACCAGTTGGAATACCACGCAAAGCATTAGGAGTATTACGCATTTCTTCATAACGGGTCATTCTATTTTCCCAGTTTTGAATAATGTCAATATCTCTAAGTCTGGCCGCATCAACCGATGCTTTTTGTAAACCTATTGACAAAGCCGCCATGGCTTCTTCAAGGTTGTTTGCATCAATAGCAGGAATTGCATGGGACAAAGAATCCATTATGGTTCTTCTTTTAAAACCAGCAACAACTTCCTCGATCAATCTAGAAAAAGTTTCTCCAGATGCATCTTCGAGTGCTACATCACCAAACTCTTGATTGAACACGCGTTCGGTAGGAACTGCTCCATGAGTTCTGTTGAACTCTAATAACCATGACCAAATCTCAGGCCATGAACCAGTGAAGTGATCCACTTTCAAGCCGGCTTTGATAGGAGTATTCAAGTCTTTTTCTTGAATGATTTTTGAAATTAGGTATAGCTCGCTGGATGCCATCATATTCTCCATGCAGTGTTTGGTTTAACAACGTGGGCTCTAAACCCTATTGTAAATGCTTCTTCGTCAGAAGATACATACACCGTATGTACCCCTCTGTTGTAACGCAAGTCTATTTCGTAATCTTTGGGTGAGTCGTACCACAGCACTGTTGTGCGCACACCCTTACGAAGTAACCATTCGTAAATTGGATCAACTGCTTCAGGGTGCAGGAAAGTAATTACATCAGTACCAATTCCCAACCGATTAACACAGTCAACTAGGGAGCGTACAGCTAGGTCGTTAGGTTTCCACATCGGAATTGCAGTTTCCCATTTATTTGATCTTTCATAAAATTTGTATTTGGTTTTAGCAGCAATACCTTCAGGTGGTGTTGCTAGTACCCCTTCCCATATGCAGGCTTGTCCTAAGATGGAATGCTCTGCTATGTCACCACGTTCCATTACGAGACCCTTATTTCAGTCATCTCTGTTGTGGATACTTTAACACGATCACCATATCGACGATTAAAGTCCATGGCGCTTAGGGTTGTGGTAATAACCATTGAACGAGTGTCTTCGTAACGTCTACGGATAAGACTACCAACTTCATGAGTTGAGAAATCTGTTTCACGCTCTTGTCCTACTCCATCAAGTAGCACAACATCAAAGACTCCTTGAATGTACTTGAGCAAATATGGCATTGAATACATTTCTGGGAGAAGCCCACCATCTTGTTCAAAAGTGTCTTTGAGCATGTCTATGTAACGATCACTGCTTACAAACCGGCCAGATATACCGTTGCGCAAAACAAGTTCTTGAAGAACCGCTTGACCAACAATACTCTTGCCTGATCCAGTTTTCCCATAAAGGAACAAACTGTCTCCTTGTTTGTAGTTGGTTACCCAGTTAGTAACTTCTTCAATACAACGGTCACTCACCGTAAGTGATTCTAGTGACCACTCTTCCCAGCGTGT